GCAAACTGACCGAAGTCAAATCTTACAGCAATAGGGTCATCTAAGTCTATAGCTGGGGTTAATACGACAGAAGGTGGTACTACTGTTGCCTGTGCGTCTACATCGTCAAACGCTGCGTTAGCTATCGTAGCTGTTACTGCGCTGGGTGTTGTATTGGCTTTAGCATCTACATCATCGAATGCTGATACTGCTAGTGCTGCTGTTACAGAGCCACCAATGTCTGTATTAGCTTTAGCATCTACGTCACCAAATGCACTTGCTGTAATACTAGACGCTGCCACTGGCATGAATGCTCTAGCTTGTGCATCCTCGTCTGCAAAGTCTGTGATGTAGATAGAGAGGAATGCTGCAGTAGTACTTAAGAATCCACTTGCTTGAGCATCTACATCTGCAAAGTCTTCAGCAGTAAGTGTAGCTGTAACAGAGCCACCTATGCTTGTGTTTGCTTTAGCGTCAAAGTCTATGTCTAATGCAAAGGTAGCTGTAGCACCACTTGGTGTAATATTAGCTTTACCTGTTACAGAAGTAAAGTCACTAATGCTAGAAGAAGCAATTACATTAGAAGTAGTTATACTTGCCTGTGCATCAAAGTCAAGTGCTGATGCAGCAAAAGTAGATGTTGCACCAGATAAAGTTGTACTAGCCTGTGCATCTACATCATCAAATGCTGCTGCAGTAAAACTAGCTGTAGCTGCTGGTATAGTTATATTAGCTTGAGCATCTATATCAGCTAGGGTAGCTATGTTAAACGAAGCTAGGGCGTTTACTAGTTCTGTTGTAGCTTGTGCATCTACATCACCAAAAGCATTTGCTGTAAAGGTAGCAGTAGCAGCAGGTAATATTGGTCCAGCTTGACCGTTAGATATTATAGTACCTGCTGCAAGCTGCGCTGATGTCGTAGCTAGATAGCCAAGAGCAGCAAGCGCAGATGCAGTAGATGAAAAAGCATTTTGTGAGAAACTAGTAAAACCTAGCATGTGTTACCTATGGTTTTGTGGGCCAAGTTACACTGTGTGGAAACCCGTCTTGGTCTGTGATGTTTAGCAAGTCAGTGCGATACTGTGACCAAGCGTTCTGCTGTTCTGTCGTCATATCTGCCCAACGCAGTGGATTAGATACGATTGGATCTACTTCTGTTGCCAAAATCATGTCACGGCGACTACGAACTTGCATTGCAGCTTCTGCGTCTAATTCTTCCTGTGTTGGTGGAACATACGCTTCAAAATCATTGCCAATCAAAGAACGTAAGTCGCTGTTGTTTATTGTTGGGTCAGTGTCAGAAGGGTCTAGCGTGTAAGGTAGCCACCCTAATGTTGGATGCAAGATGTCCACGTCAAACTTTGTGTTGTCGCTGTTTAAAGATTGCGCATTTCTTATTTCTGTAATTTCAGGCATTATGAAACCCTTATGCATAATAATACAGGCCGACGATAACTAGCGTTTCCTGTGTCAACGTATCTTTCACAAGTTTTCCATGTCCCACTTAAAGTTGCACTTGTATTAACAATTAAGGGGTCTGCATAACCTGTGTTACCGATTGACGTGTTTGTATAGTGACCAGCACTTATTATCGCAGAACCAGAATAAGAAGTCCCAGGCTCGATTGTAGAAGAGGAAGCTGCAAAAACACCAATAGTGTAAGAACCAACACCGTATGGCGTAGCAATCACACCTGTTGAACTATCAAAGTTATCATCACCACGAATTGTACTAGCCATATTACTCCACCGTTACGTTAGGGATGGGCTGCACCGCTGTTAGTTCATCAGGTGTTGTTGCCGCATCAATGTCTGCATGTGCTGGTGCATCACGTAGTGCCTGTTTCTGCGCTACGATTGCTGTAGTGTCTGCACCAGTTTCCTGTGCTTTCATAAACGCCGTGTCTAACTTGGCTAGTTCAGGCTCACGGGCTAAACGTATCTTGTCACGCCAGATGTCCTTTGCTGCGTCCATGTTGACACTGATGATGCCATCTTCAGGGTTAGCCCCTGCTGTCCATGCGTCACGAAACGTGCGTTCTGCTGGGATTGTGTAGTCTGCCGCATTATAGGATGTGGCCCCTATTTTAATAAATGTTGTCACTGTCTTTCCTTATTAATATTGCGTCTGGATCATCCTGTAACCACTGCAAAGTTCACGTAATCGGTGTCATAATAGCCGCCGTTTGGTTGCCAATACATACCAAAACGGTTGCTTGAAGTAGTGTAGTATCCAGCGTTCCAAATAGCAGTTCTGCTGCCATGTACAGAAGCGTCACCGCCAGCCTCTATGATAGCAGCATAGTTTGCATTAGACATATTATTGCTAAAGTTTACAGAGTAGTTTCCTGTACCGTTATCTGTAAGACTAGATACGTTTCCGCTATCTCTTTCTGCAACTGTTGTGTATCCGTCTAAATTCACCCAAGCCCTAGGGGGATAAAATCCCACACCACTTGTATCCTGTAACGCATCTACCTTTAGTGTACTCATGCTGCCATCTCCCATGCATTTCTAAACGTCCTGTCAGATGGCACCTGATCGACTGTGACAATTTTAAACATTGGACGGTTGTGTTGTTCTGCCCAGCATTTGCGTGGTAAGTCTTTCATAATGAGATATTCCAAGGCTTCTTGCTCAGTCAGTGGCCCTATGCGTGGGGCTGTGTACTGTGCTGCAAGTTTCTCTGGGTCATGCTCAAACTTATCGTGACGACCTTCTGCAATCGCTTGCTGTTCGTCGTCTTGTAGTTCCCAATAGACACTGATAGGGGGCAAGTTGCCCTCCATCGCTTCTTTCATCCAGCGGTCACTAGGTACTAACACTTTCGTGGGTTCATCTAGTCTTTCTGGGTCATCAAATATTACACGGTACTGGGTCATGCTTTATGCACCGTAAAGCTATTATATTTCCTGTCAGCCAAACCATAGCCACCCGTCTGGATGCTAATGCTGCTTGTTGACATTTGTGGGTCAGGACTAGAGACTTGACTTACGGGCCTGATGACAATGCCGTCCTCTGCTATACCAAAGTTAATCCCAATCGTACTTCCAGCCATTGTGTAACTGGTGTTCGAAAAGTTATTAGAGAAAGCACAGGTGTAGTATCCTGTGCCATTGTCAGTTAGGCTAGAGAAGTTCCCATCGTCATTGATAGCAACAGTACCTGTGCCGTTAAACACGATGTAAGCCCTAGCGGGCCATATCTTACCACCACCCGATGTCGCCTCAATAATATCGTTTACTTTAAGCGTACTCATTTATACCACCGTCCATGTTTCGCCTGAACCAACTGTTACAGTGACACCGCTGTTGACTGTGATTGGCCCTGCACTCATTGCGTTCTTACCATTTGTGATTGTGTAGTTAGTTGTAACAGTCTGTCCATTTTCCCAGAATATCTCATCTGAGCCACCACCTGTAGCACCTGCAGAAATGCCTGTCAAGCTAGAACCATCACCTGTGTAGCTAGTAGCTGATACTGTCCCTGATACAGTGACACCGCTACTGGTTGTGTATAACTTATAAGAACCATTATGGTACAGATATGTATTACCGCCAAAGTTGCCTTGGATTATCCAATTATTATTAACATCATCATACAAGCCAGCCCAGTACCCATTATCGTGCATGAACACAGCACGACCACCAATGCTGTAGCCTTCCCAGCTATTATGTGCGCCACCGTCGATCTGAACAGAGCCGTAGTCGCCAGAGACAGGCTGGAAGTAGCCGTTACCTGTGTCACCTAGACGTACACCTGTGGAGTTGACTGTGACCTCAGATTGACCACCTGCTATGATCGTAACCGTATCAGTGCCAAAAGTCACATTAGTGTTGGTGTCGCCCTGATGCCTAATCCCTGAGCCAGCTTCAATCCAACCATCTGCTCTAAAGTTGCCTGGCGTAAAAATGCCATTACCAAACTCACTTGCATTATTAAGACGCAGATAGCCATCGTTGTAGTCTGCACTCAAAGCTATTCTACCGTTGAACGCAACGCCACGGTTATCCTCTAGTGTGTTACCAGAGAAATTAAGGGCATCTCTGGCATAACTAGATAAAGTTATTACTCCACTTGCTGTTTGGTTGGCATCATTGCGTAAGAAGCTGCTGCCGTGAACGCCATCAACAGTGTCAGCATCTAGGCCACTACCAGAGCCATCATTGCCAGCGTGCCATAATCTGTGGTAAACGTTAGCCCCCATAGACCAGCCGCCAACAGCAAAGTCATTGATGTCGCCCTTTAAGCCAAAATATGCAGCATAATCGCCAGAAACATGAAACTGCATGAAAGCATCAGCACCAGAGGTATCTTGATATACTTCAAGAGCTGCTTGATCGCCAGTACCTGTTTCAAGAGTGTCGTTTGATTGAAAGCTTAAAGCGTTCCCACCTACACCTGTCCATATATAGCCTGTGTTCTTGGCTACATAGCTACCTAGACTACTAGCAGCCGCATAGTAGCTACCATGTTGTCCATCAAGCAAGTCAGCATCTAGGCCAGAGCTTGCACCGTCATTACCAGCATGCCAATACTTGCTTCCAGAGTTATCTACAGAGCCTTTCCATAAGTCTCCATCTGGCCCCATGTATGCAACAATGCCACTAGCACCATTACCAAACGCAACACCCGCTGTGCCATCATAATAGTTAAGGTAAGTAGCATATGAACCTTGGGCAGCATCTATATGAAGATTTCCATTTGTTACCCCAATGGAAGCACTGGCTGTATCTGAGTTATTGGCATTACCACCTATTTTAAGGTACCTGCTCCAATTTGTATTAGGGCCAAAGGTAATTACACCACTTGTGGTATCATTTGCATCACTACGTAAGAAGCTGCTTGCCTGAATACCGTCAACAGTATCTGCATCTAAGCCAGAACCAGAGCCGTCATTACCAGCATGCCAAACAGTGTAATCAGTTGCAGAAGCTCCAGTACGAAACTTTAATCCGTTAGCATTTGGCGCATTAATAATCACATGGTCATCAGCATCGTTTGATACACCAATAATAAGTTCGTTTGCTTCGCCAGAAGTACCTGTACCATAAGGGTGGAATTGGATAAAACCAAAATCACTTGTATGGTTAATATTCGTTCCATCTTTTTCAGACTCAAAGAAAATAGAACTAATACCTGAAGAGTTACCTTTTAAAACAATATTATCTGCACCAGAATGGTATTGTGATGCGGAGGTGTAAGTACCTCTGGTAGTAGAACCATTAATAGTCAACGCACCACCAATACTAAAGTCACCACTAGATGAGCTGTGGTTATGACTATTATCACTTACAGTTACACTCAGTGTAGCATTAGCAGAGCCATCCCAAGAGACAGAACCAGATGCGTCACCTGAGAGTGATAGTGTACGTGCTGTAGTCCACGTGTCTGCTTCTGGGTGATAATTAGTGTTGTATACACGTGCTCCAAGGACGTACAAATCTTTGTTAAAGTAAAAGTTAGGTCTGTCTGTATAGATATGCGCCCAAGTCGTGTTAGCAGGGCCAAACTCAATATAGCCACTTGTAGTAGTCAGCCGCATCCCAGTCAAAGTACCTACAGAAAGATTATCAATGTTGCTGATTGTGTGATTGTGGCTGTCATCAGCTACAGTAACACTCAATGTAGCATTAGCACTACCGTCCCAGCTCACACTACCAGATGCGTCACCAGAGAGTGATAGAGTACGGGCAGTAGTCCATTTGTCTGCGTTAGGGTGGTAGCCATCGTGGAATACTTTGTAAGCATTAGTCCCATTATTTGGCGACCAAAAGAAACTATCAAAACTGTTACTTGTTGTGTTTGTTATAGTTAAGCCATTGCCGCTTTCTGCTACGGACACATCACCATCGCTTGCCCCAATACCAATGCGATAACCAATAAGATCACCATCTTGTAGAAATTTAACACTAGGGTGATCGCCCTCTGCATTGTTGTCTGTATCTGAACGAATGGTAAGTATTGCATCTCCAGAAGTACCAGCATCAATACTTACGTTGCCTGTAAAAGTATCACCTGAAACATTAGCAAACCTACTGTCTGCTTCTGTCTCTGTGTAGTAACGACCATCTAGGTTAGCAGAAGTTAAACCTGTAACGTGACCATACGTATCAAGAGTAACGTCTTGAATGACTGTGCCATTAGAGTTGTTCACAGACGCTTGGCTAGATGTGTCAGCGTGTGAAACAGCATCAGCACTAACAGTGATACCGCCACCAGCACCTACGTTAATAGTCCTATTAGCTGTGAAGTCTCCACCACCAGTAAGACCAGAACCTGCAGTAATAGTGCGAGAAGTAGTTGTTTTACCATCTAGTGCTGTTTGTAGTCCATCTACGTTAGAAATTACATGGTTATGACTATCATCTGCAACAACCATAGCACCGTAAGTGCCGCTTACGTCACCACTGAATGTAGTGCTTGTATTAAGGTAGTAGCTACCCTGCTGTCCATCTAGTAAGTCTGCGTCAAGGTTAGACCCTGCACCGTCTACTGTCTTGATAGCTGTAAGTATCTCTGATGCAGTCTGATCACCTGTAGCACCTGTCTCTATGCCAGATAGTTTAGTTTGTTCAGCATCAGTAAATGCGTTAGTATCAGAGTTACTTTCATAAGCTGTCTTAATCTCAGCAGCAGTCTGATCAGCAGTAGCACCTGCTTCGATGCCATCTAGCTTACTACCGTCTGTAGCTACATCACGTCCATCTACTGTACCTGTAACTGTGATGTTATTGAATGTAGGGCTTGCTGATGTGCTAATGTCTTGGTTAGTAGAAAATGTAGTACCAGTTAGGGTAAGACCTGTGCCAGCACTATATACGGCTGTCTCAGCAATAACTGTAAATGTAATGTTAGTGGTACCAAAAGTAATAACACCGCTAGTGTTCATCACATAAAGTTCACCAGCACCTGTGTCACCTTCTTTGACGAAGTATGCATCACCTTCACCAAGCGCATCTGGGTCTGATGCACCATAGCTGTCTGCGTCTGTGGCACGAGTAAGTACCCAGTTAGTAGAAGCTGAACCTGTGTTAGTTACAGTGTAGACACCGTTGTGTGCTGCGTTAGTTTGGTTATACACAAGTACACGATCACTAGTAGACAGCGTAACGCCATCAATAACTAGTGCAGCTTGTGTACCACTGTTTGTAAGTGTAGCACCTACGCCTGACGTACCATTGTCATACGTAGCAGTAAGTGCGCTGGGAGCCTCAACACGTACTGGTGTGTGGTAGTGAATACCTGCTGCAGCAATCGTGTCCACGTACTCTTTTGTCGCAGCTTGTAATGCCGAAGTGGGATCACCTGATAGGGTTACCGTACCTGTGGCTGTAATATCTGTTGCAGTAACGTCTGCAAACGTGACATCCTCACCTGCTACAGCAGCTTTGCTTGCAGGGTATGTCATAAATATATCTTTGTTACCACTGCTGAAGTTAACAGCAGAAGTACCATTTGAGCCAGCGTAGACAGTTGTACGTGTCAGGGTGTTACCTGTGTTCCACGTACCTACACCAACTTCCCATTCGTCTGTGCCTGAAGCGGTATGCACAATGGCATAAAAGGTTGTGTCACCATTTGACATGACACTTTGAAATGCGTCAAATGTCGCAGAGGTTCCTCCTAGAGATACATCACCTGTACCTGTAGTAGTCGTGATCTCTTTGACACGATCCTTAATAATTAATGCCATTGCTTATACCTTGGGTTTAACTAATTCTTATTACTGCGCTAGAAGAGTCATTAGTTGGGAACACAATAGTGAAATCACCAGATGTTGATGTCACTGTGCCGCCAAAGTCAAAGACTGCAATAGCTTTGTTGCTAACACTACTGTTGTAGATAATAGCACCATCAGCAGAAATAGTTAAGTTGCTAAATACTTCGTCTGCAAAGTCAACGTAAGCCACACCACCAGAAAGGCTAACAGTAGGGCTATCTAGTGCTTGACCACCTGCAGTGTAGTTAGTACCTGTAGCTTCATCTGAGTTACCTGTAACGTCAGAATAGTTTGTTGTAGCAGCACCATAGGTTCCTGTAGGTGTATCCTTAATCAAGGCAACCTTCAATGTGTGGTTGTCTAAATCATGCTCACCCTGCAGTAATTCCTGTTTAAAGCTGTTACACATTGCTGTAGTAATTGCCATGAGTATATCCTCTTTTTAAAGTACAATGGGGCCAGCATTGAGCCAGCCCCAAAGTTTACAGTTATTAAGCTAGGTTGTAACGTGCTGTTACAAGAGCTTCTGGACGTAGAATCTTACGACCATATAGGTGCATACCACGAACGATGTCTGCGAATGAATCTGGGTCACGGTATGTTTCAGTTTTGTTGATCTGCTCTGCAGTTGCAACGGCTGAATCATGACCAGCTACGATTACACCGTAGTTATCGTCTTGTGCAGTTGTACCTGTAGTTGCAGGACCAGTACCGACTGATGGTAGGTTGTTAGAAACGTGTACACGGAAACCGTGGAAGTTGTTAAGAACCAAACCGTTTTGTAGGCCAGACCCACCGTAGTCTGAGTTTAGAAGACGTGAATCTTCGTCACGTAGGATTTCCATCATCTCAGGTGAAATGACAACCCAACGACCTGTTGTAGGAACATTCTGACCATCCATGATACGTGCCATACGTGACAAGACCATAGCAGGTGAAGCATAAGCTGTTGGCAATGCTGTAGCACCTGGTAGACGAGCAGCAAGTGGAATTGAGTCACCTGTTGTACTAGCAGATGGTGAAGTTGTGATGTTGCCAAAGTCTGACATATCCAACTTGTTAGCTGCTAGAAGTTCGTCTGAACCTGCTGTTGAGTTTGCTTTAGTACCGTTTACTGTAGTGTTAACACCATCAGCATTAGTATGTAGAGCAGACTGTGCATAACCAGATAGGTAACCAAGAACTTCTTGGTCATACTGGTCAGCTAGACGATATGCCGCACGATCAGATGCAAGACTTTGGAAATTGACGTGGCTGTGTGCCTCTTCAATATCGTCCACCTTAAAGGCAAAATAGTTTGCTTGGTCTACGACTAAAGAGAAATCGTTATCTGTTAAATCTTGTGGTGCGATTGTTGTACCACGTAGGTATGCAGATACTGAAATCTCAGGTTCTTTAATGATTTTAACAGTGTCGCCCATGTTAGCGATTTCACCGAAATAGTCATTATTAGTGATAGCGTCAGTGACAGATGCTTTGCGGAATGCAAGTTGCACCTGTTTGGAATAAATTACAGGCGAGAAATTACCGTTTGGTAAGTTTGTGTAGCCTGATGCGACTCCGAATGCCATGATAAAACTCCTTTAGCATTTAGATTACAGATGCAAAACTTTATTACTTAGTATAGAGGCTAATCGTTTATGGGTGCATATAGATCACAAAGTGTAATGATCAGTTACAAAATGTGTTACATGGGCCATACGTATTAGGTAATCCGTAAAGTCATATTGTTTGCTAATAATAAATAGTTATTGTAGTAGTCGTATAGAGGTACAATAGCCTATTATACATATATAGTTATATCATAAATAACTAATATGTCAATACTTTTTATCTAGCTGAACCAGACAAATCGTAAATAAATTTGCCAGTACGAATGGCTTCCATAATATCGTCAGCATATTTTTCGTACTCAGCAGCCGACATCTTTTGAACATCGGATTCTCTGATTGCTCCGTTCATCGGATCAGAGTTAGGTTTGCTACGTTCATTACGTGTGTCTACAGAACGTGCAGCATCTTTTGATGGATTAGTCTTTTTAGTAACAATGTTACGATCAGACTTATACAAATCAATTGCTCGTGCAGCAGAACGTGCATCTGCATCGTTTTCATATAGAGCATCTTGAACCCATTTAGGTTGTTCTTCTGCCCACTCATGAAAGTCATCACTGTCACGAATCTCACCAAAGTCTGGGTGTAGCTTCATCAACTCTGCTTCTGCTTTTTCTCGTGCAGCATTAGCTTTCATTTCGTCGATTTCTTTTACACGATCTTCAAGACCTTGTGCTTGTTCTTTTGCTTTTTTAATTGCAATAGTTTCAACAATAGCTGCTACATCAGGATACTTAGTTGCCCAAGCTTCAATGTCTTCATCAGATTTTGGTAGTTTAATTTCGCTTTTAGTAGATTGCTCTAACTGATTTTCTAATGCTTTAATACGATCTTCGTATTCTTTTTCTTTTTGTTGTTGATGTCTACGTAAATCACCATAACGTTTTTTAAAACTTTTTTCTTCAGCATTAGCAGGTTCAGCTTCTTGTGGTTCTTGTTCTACTTGTTCTAGCTCGCCTTTTTGTTCAGCAAGTAATTGTTCTAGTTCATCTTCTTCTTTTTTAATACGATCTGCATTTGAATACTTTTTATTTGCAAATGCTACTTTCTTTGGTGCTTCAACTTCTGAAGCCATTACTTCCATATTTTCTGACATTATATGTCCTTTCACTAGGGCCACCGTAGCCTGTTGGTAGGGGGATGGGTAGCTAGTCTTATGTAGCTAGTTAATGTGTTGCTACTACACAGCCATCTCAAGCTGATCTGTTTCTTGAGCAGGTTCAGGCATGAGCATTCTTTCTGTTTCGTCTGGTTGTTGTTCTGGTTGATTAAAATTAAAAGCATCTCCAACTTCAGGGCCAAGAACTTTACGAAGTACTGTTGCTTGTGGTGTGCCCTCTATTTCACGAAGAATATTTTTTTCTTCTTCTTCTAGCATTTGATAGTTGTCAATTACTATGTCGAAGTATGTTGCTAATTCGTTTTCCATTATACATCCTCTCTAACAAATAGTCCAGTTAAAAAGAACTGTATAGTACGTTTATAATAATTTACAGCACTTTTCCAATCTTTTTTTAGTCCACGACCATAAGACACAAAGTCTTTAAACTCTTGGTAGTGTTCTGCCGCTTTGCCTTGTTCAATTGCTTTACGTCCCGCATAACGATAGCCACGTCTAAATGCTTCACCATACCATTTACCATGATATGTACGTTCACACCATAGTTCAGCTTTAGCTTTTTCCATTAAACTAAAACCACCATTGGCTACACCATGCGTTGCAATTACGCAACTTGCATCTGTTTTATCGGAATCATTTGATCCTGCAGGTTCGGATTCTGTTACCTTACGAGCAGGTTTAAAAGGATTCTTATTTGCAACAGCACGACCCTCATTAATTGCTGTAGTAAGACTGCCACCAAATTTATTTGCTTCTGCTATGTCATATTTACTTAAACCTGAAACAGGTTCGCCCTTAGCATATGCATCTAGTTTTGCGTTACGATTTGCTATAATTGCATAGTGTTGTGCAACCGAAGAGTCTCCACTATTTACAGCATTGTCAAAAGATTGTTGTTCCCTAACCGTTAAATGCCCTGTTGCTTTAGGCATACTAGTGCCTTCTTTTAAATCATTACTATCTGCAACTGTGTATTTTTGTGATGTAGCACCACTACTAAATAAATCACTAGGATTGTATGTGCCTTGATAGTCTTGATAAAATTCTTTACGGCCTTCTTTAGTAAAAGTTTGTTTAAGCCCCTCTGTTACATCTTCTTTAAATGCACCAAGTGTGTCTTTTACAGAATAGTCTTTATACCAATCTTCTTCTTTATAGTTTTTATTAGCCTTAAGTAATGCTTTCTCTACTTTCTTTTGTTCATTTCGTGCGGCTAAACCGCCTAATAAACCTATGCCACCAGACATTACCCCTAAACCAGCAGAAGCCATTTGTCCTTGTTTAGTGTCAACCCACATGTTTTTTAACTGTTCATATTCTGACGAAGTATATGATTCTTTATTTAAAAAGTCTTTACGGGCTTTACTAGCAGCAGTATTTGTATCCCTGACTAAAGACTGCATTTTAGTTTTGCTTACTATTCCACTATCATCATCTGTGGCTTGTCGAGTAACTTGTGTTGTTTCTACTGTAGGTTCGGTTACTTCTTCTTCTGGTTCTGTGGTATCTTTGGTTATGTCTTTATACGCATCAGGATCAACTTGAGCAAATTCTTTTGCGTCTGCTTCAAACTTAGGTGCTACTTGAGGAGTAGGTGTGGGTTGATACAAAGGCGAGTACCCTGCAGTCATAGGCGGTTGTACAGGAACTATAGAACTAGGAGGCTGATATACAGGGGGATTAAACGAAGGTGGTTGATACACAGGAGGCTGTGAATAAATAGAAGGTTGATAACCTACAATACCACTGTTTATAGTTGGCTGTACATATGTACCTTGTGCCGCATGTAATACACCGCCATGTGCTTTTTCTTTAGGCTCTTTATTATCTTCTGCTTCCATAGGTTCTGCGACAATAATAAGATCATCCACAGTAAATGGAATATCATCAGGCAGTGTAGCTTCGTCAGCATTTCCCATCTGACCCATAGCTTCCATTTTCTTTATGCCCATTTTAGCTTCTTGTCGAAGTTCCATTAGTTTTTCTAAACCATGATAACGTACAACATCAGCAGGAAAAACAAACTCTCCTTCACTTAGCATAGCAGGAATATCATCTCGTACTTCTTCTTTAGTACTGCCTGTAGGAACATCGTTTCCTGATTCCTCATCTACCATGCCACCCTCTTCTTTAAGGCCACCTTCTTCAAAAAGTTCCATTTGTTCATCCATCATGGGAGTTCCACCTTTATTAAATTCAAGAGATTCACTACGTTCTTTTGCAGCATTAATAGCGTCTTCTAATTCGTCATGCACACTAGTAGGCTCTATCAAACCTTCGTCTAACATTTCTACTAATTGATCTTCAGAGTATTGTTTACCGCCATGTATAGTAGGAATATTAATCCATTTACCTTTATACTCAAAGGTTGTAGATTTTTCAGATACCATCTCACCTTCAGGTGTTTCGTATACATCACGACCTGCTTGTGTTTGTTTACCTGTTTTCTTTCCTACTTTAGCCATTTTTTAATACTTCATCTCGTAATAGCTTTAGCCTACGTAACTGATAAATAGCACCTTGTGCTCTGTGTATAGCAGGAACTTCATTTGTTTGCTCCATAACACGATGCTGTTGATTAATAATTGTATCTAAGTATGCTTCAAACCTAGACCATTGGGCTTGGTTGCTGACCAGCCCCTTGAGCTTGCTGAGGTGCTCCTTGTCCTGCATTACCACTAAATCCTTGTTCTTGTGGTGTCGGTGCTTGTCCTACACCTATAGTTCCACCACCTGCTCCTGATGTGTCCATTGGGTTTGCACCTGCAGGACCACCTTGTTGTTGCTGTTGTTCTTGCTGGAACTGTTTCATTAGCTCTGCTTGAATAGCAGCTTCATTCATATTGTTGGTAACTTTGTCGGGATCAAGATCAAGAGACTTTGCAATCTCACGAATAATGTATTGAAACTTAGCAAACGGTGCAAGTGCTGGGTTAGATGATACTTGCAAGAATTGCATAAGTCGTTGGCTACGCACTTCATTAGCCATAAGTGATTCTGTTCCACGTGCTTTAACTTCTAAGTCACCTTTGATCTCAGGATCATAGTCAAACTGCATATTAAATCGGAATAGTCCTTCACCTAGTGGGCGAAGCAAATAGTCATCTACGTTTTTAATAACATTCTTAATAGTACCACTAGCTGCACCCATCAACATACTAATGCCACTAGCTGTACGTCCTACGCCCATGACTCCTGTTTGACCATGAGCAAAAGAAGGAAAGCCCGTTGATTCATCAGCAAGTACACGAGCCTTGTCAAATAGTTGTAAGTTTTCACCTGCAACATTTGGAAACTTGGTGCCAAAGATAGCTTGCCCTGGGGCACCACCTTGTCTACGGAATACTTTGCCTGGGTATACTGATAGGTCTTGGCCTGGGACTAAGTTAGTTTCATCTACTTCAATTAGTAGATTACCAGACAATACAGCATTGTCTACAGCCATACGCATAAAGCCATTCATCAGTGTTTGTGTATCATCCATATTTTCAGCGATACCAACACCAAAGAAGGAGTATGGGTTTAACTCATAGGGTGCCGCCATGTAAGGAATACGAGCAGGTTTAAACGGATTCAATACCATACGCAATAGTTTGCCGTTACAAATCCAAACGTTTGCTTGTAATTCATCTGTGTCTTGCAGTTCACGAGGAATGTCTACGTCGTGTTCTAGTAGCATTTCAACGTCTACCATGCCCCAATACTCTAGGACTTCAAAACGTTCAATGCCATGATCTGGTGCGTAATCAGATAGATCATCTTCCCAGTATTCTTTATCATAGTTTTCGCCAAGCGAAATAGCTTCATCAATAACTTTACTACGGAAGTATGGACGCTTCTTTAGATTGCGTAGTTGAGAACGAGAAAGTTTGTGACGTTCAATTACGTACTGTGCCTCTTCCATATTGTTAGCATCTGGGTCTGGATAAAAATTCCAAACAGATACATGAGATACTTGGGGAATAGTTTTAAAAGTAGGCTCATACTCGCCTGTTTCATCATTCCAATTTGGGTATTCTTTGTCTACCGCAAATGGACCTTTCATTACACCAGTGCCAAACAATGCCATTTCAAATGCAGTACTACGCAAATGTTTAGATGCAGAAGATTCATCAAGTTGGTCTTGAATTTTCTTTTGCATCTTTTTAGCTGCAATCATTGCAGGGCTAAATGTAACAGCGGTAGGTGTAGCACCTGTACCTTCTTTAACACCCTCAATAGGTTCTAGTTTATCACGTAGTTCTGGGTTGAGTAGTTCTGCTAACGTTTTAGCCGTAGCACCTTTAGGTATTTCTCGACCATCACCTTTATAACCATAAGGAGATAGTTGCTCTGATCTTTCATCTTCTTGTAACTCTTTAGGAAGAGCAGGGTCAAAACTGACATTTTCTACAACTCCTTCAGGAAGTTCTGTTGGATCAACAGTTAGAGGAAAACTATTTTTTGCAAAAAGAACATCAACTATCTGACCATAGGCAGCTAGTGTTTTTGTTTTAGTTACTTTAATAAATACACGAGACTTTTCTGCATCGGTAAATTGTACATCAGGTCCGTATATACCCCGATAATTACGATAAGCACGAAGCCAACGCTCTTCATCTTGTCTACGATAATCTTCGGCACGACTGTATCTTTCCATAATAAATGGAATAATATTAGAAGTATTTACATCTTCTTGCGTTGAATTATCTGTGTCTTCAAGAATAACTGCGTCATCCTCAATAAATACTTCGTTATCTTCTGCCATTTACTTTTCCTTAATAACCAAAGGTTGAATCTGCTACTCTCATTCCCATTGAACTAGTAGAATTCGGATCATAATCAAAAATGCTAAACCGTGGTCTTGACATTATACCATAACGTAAAGCATCGTACAAGTGATCTTCTGAGTGTGTGTCAATATCTTCTGGGTTCTTTTTATCCAATGGAATTGCAGGTAACTGCGCTACGATATTTGTACAGGTGTTAAAAAATACTAGTCTAGGGTTTTCTGTAAATTCATCTACCTGTAATCTACGGTGTATTTCGTTTTTACCTGCAACACGAGAACCTTTAGAACGATCCGATGGACGCCATCTGCACCCACGACTAATCATCTGTTCAGCAAGACTAGGGCCAGTATCACCACGCTTATGCCAAAGAGAAGAGTCAAGAACTCCATACTTAATGTTTCCGTCTTCTGCTTCTAAGTTTAATACCATATCGGCAAGGTCTGTTGCGAGTACCTTACTGACGTACAATTCTCTATATACGATAAGTTGTTCATCAGGCGCAACGGCAAACCACACAACAGCACTATAAGAACCATATCCATAATCACAAGCCCTAAACTTTACCCAATTGCTAGGAATATTAAATGGTTCAATTACATGCGCATTACGATCAAACTCTGTAAAGGCTGCACCTTCTTTAATATCCCAATCACCTTCTAGCAACTGCCTACGTTGTTGTTCAGGCAATGATAATAGCATTGCTTCATAATCACCTGCTTTTGCTAGATAAGGATTGTCTGAAAGACGTGCAGGTATAAACCTACGTTTGAACAGTGGCTTTCCAGCTTTGTCGTGTCCTGCAGGATACTTGAGTTCCTCACCTGTTTCAATATCAGTTGCATTAAAAGATTTTCCTGCTGGTGCTGGGTCAATAAACATTTTCTTAACCCAATGATGCCCTCTACCTCCTGGGTTGGTAGTGGCCCTCATAAATATAGGTAAGTCGGGTGCAGTGGACCGTAGACGAGATCGCATGTAGTTCCATGCAAAAGGGGTAGCCCATTGAGTCAACTCGTCAAAGCCTATCCAGCTAAATGCTAGACCTTGGTAACGCAGAACGTCATCTTCCTTGTCTAGGTAGGACATCCACAACCTCGCACCAGAGGGCGCAGTCCACTGCATCTTTCTTTCTGACCACTTAATTCCAGGCCATATCTTAGGGTACATTTCTTGAGACTTAAATATAAGTTCCCTAAGTTCTTCTGTAGTATGACGTAGCAGCAGTCCTGAAAAACTAGGATGCCCCATATATCGTAAGGGGTCTGCTAACATTGCATACGATTTACCGCCACCAGCACTACCGCCGTACAGTACCTCACGTTCACCTGCAGCAAGAAACTCTGTCTGTGGCCCTTCATTAGGTTTAAAGATTATGTTGTGTTGTTCCTCAATCGGAATTTCATCAACTATCTTTGCGGGTTCAGGCTTCGGCTTTCTGACTACTCTCTTGGGCTTTTGCTCCAAGTCTGTTGCGTTCGATTTCTTCCGCTTTGGCGATTGCCTTTTTCGCATAGTTTGCCCATCTGCGTAGGCTTCTAGCTTTGTCTTTTCGTTGTCGTTCATTGTCCAACCGTTTTCGTAAACCTACGTGGGATATATCCCTACCTGTATTTCGTGTAAGCCAATTGGCTACCTCACGATATGAATATTGTTTAAGGTACTTTTGTGCTTGCTCAAGCATATCAAGTTCATGCTCAATAGGCAAAAGTACATCAGGATCATCAGGGTCTACTGTGTATCCAAATGGAATGGTCCTAGATATACGGGGAATAGGAATCCATTCATTGTCTTCTTTTATGTCAGTTGGTTGGGGTAACTTCCACTTCTGTAGAGGTTTAGTCATTTATTTTCCGTAGTGACCGCCATAAACTCTAAGTCCAGTTTCATTTAAATCTTTTGCTTTAATATTTGGTTTTAAACGATACAGTGTTTTTACATTTGCATTATTAGGATTTTTTAGTCTATATTGTTTTACACTAAGTCCTGCTTTTTTTGCAGCAGTTCTAATTTTATCTTGGGCATTATACAATTTTTCAATATTTTCTTGGCTTGATTTTCCGAGATTACGAGCAAGATTAGAATGAGTTCTATTTTTTACTCCTGCTAAATTAGGTCTTGGTTTTTTATTTATTGCTTTTTTGATAGCCTTGCCTATTGTCATAATATCAATCCTCTTCTACTTGCTTTGGTGGCATTAACATTACACCACCTTTTGCTTCTACTTGCATCTTCTCTGTTTTAACTAGTCCAGTACGATCTAGTAATTCTTTTGCTGCCGACATTTTATCACGAATACCTAGTTCAGTAGGATCGTATAAAGCACCTACCATAGCCATAGCAGCTTTAGGAGCATTACGTGCCATGTAAGCAGATGTAGCATCTAGTATTTCGTCTTTTAAAGAGTTAATAATTTCTGTAGATGAAGTAGCGTCTGAGTATCCTGCAATTTTCTTTGCAGCTACAATGTCACCACCCGCTTCGTCAAATAAGACTGCAAGTAGTTTCTGTTGTTTTTCTGTTAGTGCTCTTGCCATTTTAACTCTTTCTTCTAAACAATGCAAGCACAAAGTTTGCAATTGATTGACCTATTTGTGTTGGCGTAGGAAGTAACCATCCCAGTATTAATAAAAGCATAACCCAAGGTGGAATGTTTTGATTACTAATTAGTAGCTTTTCTACTGGACCTGCTTCTACTTCTTTTGTTTCTGTAACAATATCACGTCCTGCGTTGTTAGTTTCTTCTTCTTCATATGTAACTACAGCTTGTTTGTTTTCTTTTCCTAGCTGAGTATTGGCTGCTACATTAGTGCCGCCTGTAGGTAATAAAGAAGTTAAACCACAACTAGATAATAATAAGATTAGGACTAGCCAACGCATTACATAAGTTCAAAATGTGGGCCATCAATAAAGGGTCTACGGGATTGTGATCGACGTAGGTCAATGTATTCGTTCATAGCATCTTCCATTGTACCGTCATAACGAGCAATATTTCCAACTGACCAAGCTGCTCCCCACTTAATAGCACACCCAACTTCCATAGCGGCTGCTGCCATAGCGTCAGCAATATTATCATAGACGTTAATTTCCCATATTACATCTGAGCCATCATAAGCTACAAGGTCTACGGCATGTGAGTATCCGTCTTCTTGAATCAGATGTTTTGATTTCATAGTTTGTGATCTACCCGAAGCATACAGTTTTTCTTGCTCTTGAAGGGTTCTGACTCCATACGTTACGCCAAAATCTACTGATGTCAATTCAATAGCACGTTTGACTGTATCTACCATATCGGGATGAACACCCTCAAGTTTACCTAATGATCTGTTGCTTAGTTTAAATCCCATTACCGCATATCCTTTGCTTTACCACCCATAGGCTTACCTGCCATGTATGCTGTAGCCCCCATGTAAGCAGCAACTACGCCAGTTTGTGCGATATAAAATAGCCCTAGCAAATCTGCTAGAGCATTTACTCTTGAGTCTGACATAAAAGGAGTAAACAGAAATACAGTAAAAATAATCATCATGCCCATAGCTACCCAAGCCATAAACTTTTGTGATTCTGCTTTTTCTTCACGTAGCTCTATTTCAAGCATACGTTCTTTCATTGCTACTTCTTCTGGAGTGATTGTGCCATCACCATCTACATCAAAATCTACGACCATGTATCAAGTCCTTCTGAAACGTTTGGCAGTCTCAGCCGCCCCTTTAGGTTGTTTAGAAAACTGCTTACCTGCTGAGGTGTCTTTTCTTTTTTGTGCTGTACTAGCTGCATACTGCGAACTAGACATTGCTTTAATAGCTGCTTCAGGTAGATAACGTTCTCCTGTAGCTTTTGGTCCTTGCGTCGAAGGGTTACCACTTTTGGTTCTCCAGTTTTGTCGAGTCCACTTATCTAAACTTTGTTGTGATTTAGCTTTAGCCATTTGCGGTTAACCATGCAAAGAATATAATACCGCCGATACCAGCAAGCAATAATAAACCTGTTAATGTCCAAGTTATAATTGCTTCTTGTAACTCTGCTTTGCGGTACTCGTGTTCTTTCTTTTGTTTACGAATACGAGCTTCTGTAGCTACTAATTCGTCCCAAGCACTTGGCCCCATGACAAAACTAATGTAGCTACGTAACTCTTCTCTCATAGCTTCTGCTTTACGTTTAGCAGCAAATACTTCTATAGCTTCAGCTTCAACTGAACCGCCCATAGATTTCCACCACGGAGGATTATTTACTTGTTTCTCTGCTTGGCCTAAGTCTGCCATATATCCAGCCCATTGAGTTAGTTGACCAGACATATCTTGCAAGTCCTTGCCTATAGCAAAACCTTTTTTAAGTGCGTTGAAGGCAACGGTAGCCCCACTGATAATTGTCACTGGGTCCATATTGCCCTCTTAGCTTTTATACCCGCCACCTGCAGCTTTATACTGCTTGGCTAACATCTGAGCTTTACGTGCAGACCATTGACCTGCTGCACCGCCCTTATTACCTGCTTTAATTTTTTTAAACAACCGTTCACGCAATGCTGGCTTTGTGTAGTTTCCAGCCGAGTTTACGGTGCTTTTTTTCTTTTTTGGCTTGGGGGATTTCCGTGGTGCTCTCATCGTATACTACTCGTTTAATATCTCCACGCCCAATACCAATATCATTTAATTCACGATCAGACATACGATACAAATGCATTGCCGCAATACGGCGATTTGCTTCTGCCTGACGTGCCTCAATAAAGGCGTTAAATGTTTTCTTAAACCATTCTTTCATAACTATCTCCTTGTGTTATCGGTAACTTTTGCTACCAGAGATAGTTATATCATATATAGTTATAGCATACTACACACAATAATGCAACCCCGTTATGCATTAACCAACAGGGATAAACGTTTCTGTTATTGTAAGAATTGTATCAATGTGCCCAGCAGATGAAGGAGTAACACGTATTTCGTCACCTGCTTGTAAGACAAGATCAATGTTAGAAAAATTTACATAGTCACTTGCGTTGATACTCTTACCTTTTAAAAAGTGAGAGGTGTAGTCATCTGCAGCTACGTACCATTCTACTTCTACAGAGTTAGTAGAACTTCCACCATTTACTACGTGAATAAAGGTAACTTCTGCCACTGCATTAGCAGGACAGGTGTATACAGTTTCGTATATTGTTCCCGTGTTGTGACCATACACAGATTTAATACGTGCTGATTTACCTTGGTTTACTAAGCTCATTTATTTTTTGTTCTTAACTACCCACGCCTCATTGACTTCTGTATTAGGATCATCTGCAATAAAATGTCCATTTTTGTCACGAGCACGTTCCATTACAAGTTCAGCAGCTTTAGATGCTACTTTCTTTACTGCTTTCTTTACTTGTTTCTTGACATTGGGCTTTTTACTTACAATGTCTTGAATACGTGAGTCACTGATATAATACCCACCATAAGGGTCTTTACCTGCAAGCACATCACCACGTTGTGTAGTAACAGTGTCATCAGTAACTACGTATCCATGTTTCTCTAGTTCCGATTGCCAATCTGTAAAATTCATTTATCTTTACCACCTTTTAAACACTTACCTGCTGCCAAGCAGTTACCCCGTGTTTGACATCCTTCACATGTCTCCATAATAAATCCACCTTCATTCATTTTCTTGTAACCACTGGCATACGCAGCGGCAGCTTGTTTTTCTGCACCTTTACGAGTAGGATACACTTTACCTGAGTCACCCCACTTGTAACCACCCTTAACTTTACGTATAGGCATTAGGCACTATTTCCTTCAACTTTGTGGCAGTGGGGAGTAGCATAAGCACCCCCTTGCCTTATAGTACTTGCTATCCGCTCTGCTTCCTTTAAACACGTTTCCTCAGTATAGAAAGGTTCTGGTTTTGCTATAATCTTACAGGACAATGCCATAGGATCAAAACATACAAGCATTATCCCTATCCACATAGTACTACTTCTTTTTCTTAGAATAACCGCCCTTAGCAGCTCTCATCATACTAGCTTTCTTACCTTTAGCTTTTGGTTTTTGTGGTCCATACTTATCACGGGTAGTTGGACCGCCTCTGCCGTTATACTTAGTAAGAAGCTCACGCAAAGGAAGACCCAGCTTATCGGCTTCTTTTTTCATAGACTTTAACCAAGCAGGTTCAACAGAACCTCCTGCTTTCATTTTAGGACGAAGCTTAGGTTTAGGAGACTGAGATGTACGAGGAACAGTGCGTTTAGGTTTTGCTGCTTCTTCTGATGCAATTTTAAGAAGTGTTTCCCTAATCGCTGCTTTTTGTGCTAAAGAAAGATTTTCCTTTTCCAACTTTTTTAGTTCAGATGCATTTGTCATTTCACGAATAGCCGCAACGGTAAGTCCTGCACCTAGACCTGCTGCTGCACCTTGTCTACGCCCTACTTGTTTACCTACACGACGACCACCACCAAATGCACGTTGCGCTGGTGTGGAAGAATTTTTCTGTAGCCTCTTTTTAGCTTTAATTTCATTTCTTATTCTCGATATTGTAGTACTTCTAGACATTAGTTATTTCCTTGTGTTCCTGCTACAGATGCGCCACAGTTTGCGTAGCCGCCTTTGTTATAGTTAAGTCCTTTAACGCCTTTTGCTTTTGCAGGAATTTTAAATGGGGCACGTGGTATAGTGACAGACTTAGCTTTCATATCTGCTGCATTTTGAGAAACACCCCGACCTTTTTTGTTTACTTCTTCAGCATTCGCACGGTTAATAGCAGTAATAATGCTTTTATATTTAGCCTCTGTAATACGTCCTGCCGCCAGATCAGCTTTAGCTTTACGTTTACCTTCAGCACGTGAAACACTGGTATACGCTATCATAGAACCTGGACCTTCTTTTTTATTCTGTTGTGTAGTTGTCTTTGCACTTACACGACCTGTTGCTGCACGTGCTCTTTCTTCGCCAGATTGTCTACGTTTAGCTGGAGGAATTGCTGAACGATCACCTTTTGGTTTAGGCTTTGCTGCTTCACCACGCTTTACAATAGAATCAATATTCTTTTTTTCTGCCTGATTAATCTTAGCAATAGCTGCCGCTTCTTTTTCACCCTTCATCTTAGGGTTGGCTCGAATAGCTTTACGAGCTGCATTCGCCTCTGATTTTGTAGCAGTTTTACTTACTGCCTTTCCTATTTTTGTCAATAATCCAGCCAACATTTTAATTACGTCCTTTTACCACTTGACCTTATGCGACCAGTACTTAGCACTTAGTTTACTAGTCGGCTTACCTTGAGCATTATGCCGTGCATAATAACTTTTCTTACGTGCTTTGTCTTTAGCACTAGTGGGGTTCTTACCTGCCCCCTTTACACCTTGTTGACCAAAACGGATAAACTTATAAGTGTCACCTTCCTTAGCCATTACGCAATGTGATTTAGTTGGGTGCTTAGGTGTACGCTTAGGTTTGTTAACACCAGTAAGCCCCTCTTCTTTCATTTTAGTTTTGACTCTTTCAGGTATACTCATTAGTCAGTACCGTCCGTCCATCCTTCCATACGCATAGCCCATTCTACATGTTCCAACGTAAACTTCCTCCCATAGTGGTTCTGTACGGCCTCTCGTACATAGAATACATCACTATGAGGGATATGCAATCTATCTATAGTTCCATTAAGTAAATGATTATAAAACTCAGAAAGAACATTGTCAGTATATAGTTTTACTGATTTTTGCTTCATTGTCAAGAACTTTCTTTATACAATACAAACTCCTCGCCTAACGGCGTACACTTTAAGTGTTACATATACGTGATAAATAAGTTAAGTATAATTATATCTAACTATAATTACAGTTAAGTGAATCACTTTAAGTGTCATCTTAGTTTTAACTATAATAGTTTTACACATTCTGTGAGGCATGTCAACCCCTAGCAGATATAATAAGAACATTGTTCCTGTAATCCCACGTTTTGAAGAACCATGTTCTGTGTAAACCACTATGTATGTAATGTGGTTAACACTCCATTTTTCCTGATCTGTGTATTTATACATGCATATATACGTACACCCCCACCCTGTCCCCTGCCCGTGGCCTACTCACCGCACACAATTCTGCGCATAATGCAATGTCATGACGTGTGGTGAGAGCAGCAGAAGTGTCTCAGTTCACCAACACACCGAAGGTGTAAGCAATTTCAATGGGTTACTTGTCTACGACAACTGTTATGGAATCAGTTGCCACTCTTTAGAGTGAGTAAAAAGGTTATAATGTAACACCGAAGGTGTGTTGAAGATACAATGCACATTTTTACCCTACCCCCAGAGGGGGTGGTGGTCATTGGCAGAGCTGCATACGGCTTGTAGGATCGTGAAGCTGACCCAGTTCAAAGTGTCCGATGTCGGACGGTTCACCGAAGGTGGTATCTTACTGTGGCAATTAGGTCACACTTCTTCACGAGTTTAGCGCATGAACTTCAGAAAAAAATGGAACATTTTATTTCTTGCAGTAGCGCAGGAAACGGCAAGCGCAGGGGATCACATGACGTGTTGAATTTCTTGAAGAGAAATTATGGGGCTTGACTTCTATTACTTACTAACTATTCTAGTAACATAGATAGTTTATATCTCTCCCTTTAGGGTGAGAGAGATAATAAACTCTCTTAATGTTACAATAGTTAGTAAAGGAAAGTATCATGGCTAAATCAGCAAAATCAGTCTCAGTAGTTGAAGGAACTTCAATGGATGCTCTAGTAAAAGAGGGCAAAGCCCTAGCAAGAATTTGGAAACAGACTAACAGTCTGAAGGATAGCACAAAAGCCTCTGGCTTTGATACTCGCCTTGGTAAATTGCTTCAGCAATTGAAAGCGCAGTCTTCACTTGACTCTGGTCAAGTTAGCCGCCAAACACTGACAACTTATGGTATTCATACCATTGATCGTCGTCGTCGTGCCGAAGCTCTTTGGTTCGTTGAAAACGAAGTTGCTTGCCGTGATTTCATGAAAGCCTCAAAGAAAGGCTTCACATCACTTTCTGCTTTACAGAAAGCTATGAATGCTGCTGCTAAAGCAGTTGATGAACCAAAGCAACCTGCTAAAGCAGAAGTGTCCGATGTCGGACAGTCTGATGACAAACCAACGAAGTTGGTGCAACACTCTGAGACTAAAGTCTCTGTCCCTGTCACTCGCTCAGTGATGGTTAATACCATCATCAAGCAGTGCGAAGCTAACGGCCTTAACCTTGAAGAGGTTATTGACGATCTAATTTCAAAGCTTGCTTTGCAAGAAAAGAAAGCGGCGTAACCTTTGGTTACACTGTTTCTGCTCACTCTAAAGAGTGGGCAGTGATGGTGAAACTTTAAATCGGAGATTTAATTATGAACACAGTAAAAGTTATCGTAGATAAAAATGGTATCTGGCATGTTTATCGTACCGATAAAATCACAGGTCAACGTGCGATCTCATTCTTTCAGAATGTCGATGAGGCTAAAGCAGCCTTACTAAAGTAAAACCGTCCGATGTCGGACACTTTTTAAACGGAGTTTAATATGTATTTTGCAAAGTTTCTCACTGTTTTATGCTTGATTTTAACAAGCATTGTATTTGCAGCAACTGTGATATTCGTAGCACAAGGCATCCTGACACCTGATTGGCTGCTCATTGGCATCCCTTACATCGGTGTCTGCTTGCTATCTATCTGGGCGGCAGACTAATGACGAAAGCGGAACTGCTAAAGCAGAAACTTGAACTTGCCAAAATGTTGGCTAATGTTAAAACACCTAACGAGAAATCACTGTCTTATGACAGTGGTTGGAAAGAACCAAATGATCCAACTTTATTGTCTTACAGTTATATAACACTTGAATGATTAGTGAAAGTGTTATATAACATGTATAGACATAAACACTTCAAACTGAAACCGTCCGATGTCGGACACTTTAACGGAGTTATCCAATGAAAATTATTCGTACTTCCCGTTTAACTGGCAACACAACTCACTGGGATATGCCAATCACTCAAGCACAGCTTGATGCTTGGGTCGATGGTGAGTTGATCCAAAACGCCATGCCGCATCTTACAGCGGATCAACGTGAGTTCCTGATGACAGGTATCACACCTGCCGAATGGCAAGCCGCCTTTGGCGAATAATTGAAACCGTCCGATGTCGGACACTTTTACGGAGTAACCGTTATGACAGTAACAAACGCAGAGCTATCCGATCTTATACGTTTCGTCGATGATATCGGCATGTATGCAACAGATCGTCCGATCAATGACACTGAGAACCATGAAGGTTCTTGTATTCACCGCACTGATTTCTGCGATCAGACCTGCTACAACATGAAGCTGTACAAAATGTACAAGAACATGGCGAACCGTGATGATCGTTGTGAAACGATCTGGCAGAAACTTAGCACTTTCAGTGCCATTGAAGTCAAGCAATGGATTGCCAAACGCCGCAAGCCTACACAACGTATTCGTCACATGACCCGTGGCGAGGCGTTCAAAAACATGGCAGACATTCACCGTGTCAAAGCTATGTGCCTAGACAATCCCGATGTGCTATGGTGGATACCTACCAGAGCATGGCGAGATGATGGCCTACGTCTGGCTATTCAGGAGTTCCTGATGCCATTGCCAAACTGCGCAATCAATGCATCGTTTGACCCGTCTAACACTGACGACGAATGGCGTATGATGCAAGATGCAGGTTGGAACATCATGTTCTTTGGCGATGATGATCGTACCACTGCACCTAATGGTGATCGTATGTTCAAGTGTCCTAAAACCCATAAGGGTTTGAAAGGTCACTGCATGGACTGCAAGGCAGGTTGCTTTGCACAGAAAACAATTAACCGCACCGTAGTGGTGCATCTATCGGAGCATTAACAATGGAATTGTTAGTATCAATTGAAACATCTTATGGTACACGTCGAGTGTACCCTAAGTGTAGCACATCACGAACACTTGCTGAGATTGCAGGTACAACTACGTTGACAGATCGTGATGTAAGTTTAATCAAACAACTAGGCTACACATTTCGTGTAGTGACAGAGGAATTGTGATATGAAAGTATACAATGCTATGAATAACATTTATGTTAGATACATGGGCAGGGAGATTTCCATTGCCCAACATGTCCACAGTGGACACACCGAAGTGCAGGAGATAGGCATACTACCTTCAGGAGTTGATATGCATATTGTAAAATATGATGCCGTTCTGCCAAGTTTAATTGCAGCATTGCAGGAGATACAAGATGAAATCGAAAGGGACATCTGGGGTGATAAACCCAGTGGCAAAAGCTTTGCTTCAACAGCGCAAAAGTCCACAGGTCGTACCGCCCAAGAAGGGCAACAAACGCAAACCTAGTAAGAAGGAAAAGCAAAATGAAATGCGAAATGCAAAACTTTATTAAGTTTTCTAAATCAAAAGTGTCCGATGTCGGACAGAAACCTAAACGTGACGATTGGAAACGTGATCGTAAGATCGCACGTAAAAACAAATCACTAACCCGTAAACTAGCATCTTAATAGAAGGAGTATACCCTATGTCTAACACTGCAATCTTTAAATCTGTTCGTTCAACACAACCTGCATTGTATGCTGAACACACATTCCACATGAAAAAATGTGTGTCTTACACATACAACTATGCACCGATTGACGATTACATCGTGCAGAATTGGGACAATAAAACTATGCGTCAAATGGCAAACGACTTGAACGAATACTTGAACCGCATTATATATCGGTGTGAAGTATTGAAACGTATTGGTATGATTGAACCACGTTATGTACAAGACGGGCGTACCGCACTGCGTAATGAACGTCGTGAACTGCGTGTCAAGTTGAAAAAAGTTGAGGCCAAACTAAGTGAGATTAGTGCAGCATAAAAACAAATGGGTTGTGTATGATGATCATGATCGTGTGGTCATCATTACACACAACAAACGTATCGCAATGAAGTATGTGAAGGAGCAAAGCAATGCGAGTTGAAGTTTATTTTAACCTACACAAATACACATGGTCTGTTCGTCAGTGTTCCACTGGCAGAGTAATCTTACACACTGACAAGGTACACATTCGTGACCCTAAGTTTGTGGTACGTAAGGCAGGGCGTGAACGTGTCCTGCGTGAGGGCAAGAAGAATGTTCATGCATTTGTTCGTGGTGAGATCACACACTTTGATGACTTTGATCCAGAGTATCATCCAGACTATCTGGACTACACACTTGTGTCATACAACCCATACAAGTTTGACACATTCGTTGATGTGTATGACACGACACCTGTACGTACAGCCAAACGTGCTATGCTACAGCTACAGCCAAGCATGGTCGTTGGCGATCACAGAAACAGACCATATCTATATGCGAAAGGAGCAAGTTCATGAAAATAATGGGCTACGAAATCGTAGTTGAAATAGATGGGGTGGAAAGTTGCATCCAGTTGGATGACACTTACCCCGCAATCAATGATTGGCACAGTGCCACAGAGTTTGCCATGCGTTTGGCTCAACACGAGCATCCAGACGCAGACCAGATTGACTTTGTGGAGTGTGGCGAATTTGAAATGGAAGAATACAAACAATATGACTTCATACATGAAGCACCATTTATGATACAGTAAGGAGTAAACATGGCTTATGAAAGCAAAGACAGACAATGGTTTGCACTAAGTTGTTTAGGTAACTTACACCCACTAGGTGACTGTGGGGATGCAATCGAAGCAGAAGAAATAGCAAATGACTTAGGGTTAGATGCAATATGGATTGCTGACGCAGAAACAGTTAAGCAATGGGCAGACACAATCAGAACAACTACTGAAAGGATATAATATGATGGAAGCTAAAATCAAACTAACGAAAACGATGCTAGACAAGAGCATCATTGATGCCAACAAATCTGTGCGAGAGTTTCTGGATCATGACTTTGGCATGAACTACGACGATAAGTTCTTTACAGAAGAATGGTGGGATGTAGAAAGCCAAAGGACAGAACGTGCGCATTTTATAGTGGTCGGTGAGTATGCTGATGGCACAGAGGTAGACGTAAAGTTTTACCGTAGTGTAAAACGTGGTGACAAACGTATCAGCATTCAGAAGCTGAAACAATATGCAGAGGCAGGGGATCAAGTGGTTCTCACCTCAGATGCGGAGAGTTTACATGATGGATACCGAATACATATCAACATCGTCAAACAAGCCGATGCCACCGCATGATGACCCGTGCGATGATTGGTCAGACAGGCCGATACCTAAGCCGAGTTCTGATAGCCCTAAGTGTATTGATTAACGTATTACTTGGTGGTAGTAACAACCAAACATTCAGTGCCAGAAACTGGCAGTGGAGAAAAGATAACCTGCCCAATATCGTATGGCTAATTGATTTCTTGTTTGGCAAGGAGCATTGCTGCACATGTTGGGTATACTGGAAAACCAGAAAGGATTGGTAATGAACCGTTTCATAATTGCTAACACACCGCAAGAGATTGCACAGTCACTGTGTGACAAGCATGTGGTCAAGATGCCACTGGAAGAAGCGCAAATGCTATGTACTGTGGTACGTCAGGCTAACCCTGAGTTCGCTGACGATCACGATCTATACCGTGTGGCACATGCCAAGCATCCATGCACACTGTGGGCAGGACAGACACGTACTAATTACATGTATGCTTTCCGACTGTGGAACCATATGTGTTTGGAGTACACCTACCGATACGGCAGGGAACATGCATCAACACGACACTTGGAAGCACTGCGTGAGGGTGCCAAGTATGTACCCGCAGGTGATCCTACTGCACACCCTGAGTGCTTCAGTGAGTACACACACTTGAAGACAGGTGACGATTGGCCTGTCGATAGCTATCGTAAATTTTATATGACCAAGCAGCATCGCTTTGATATGGTCTGGAGTAAACGTAACAAGCCTGTGTGGTTTGATTGGCAATGGGATGATGTCTATGCTTGAAGCTATGCTTACATGTATTGCATTGAACGTGTATCACGAGGCACGTAGTGAACCTATGGCAGGAAAGTATGCAGTAGCACATGTGGTTCTCAATCGTGTAGCAAACGATGCTTTCCCTGATGATGCTTGCAAGGTAGTGTATCAGGGATTTCATCGTGGCAAACACAAATGTCAGTTTAGTTGGTACTGTGATGGTAAATCTGATGTACCGAAAAACGAAACACAATGGCTGTATGCCAAGGTGGTTGCGCACAATGTGATACATGGGCACCATAAAGACAACACCGATGGTGCCACACACTACCATGCTAACTATGTTAGACCGTGGTGGCGTAAACACTACACACAAACTGTGACTCACGGGGCACACATCTTTTACAAATAGGTGTTGACATAACTATACAACTATGGCACAGTTGCCATATAAACAACTGAAAGGAGAGCTATATGCCATTCGATATTCCAACCCACTTAGACTTTGACGTAGAGTTTGAACCAACTAAAGTTGACGATAAAAAATACGTCATCAATGCAGACACTGGCGAGTACCTTGGTATCGTCGGTAAGTCATTCAAGTGTGCATCACATGGTGACTTTTACCGTGGTGTCATGGACACTGTGACTGACGAACTGCTTTCATCTGAACTGATGAATGCCAAGTTCAATTGGAAAACTGCACGTAATGGTGCGTGGTCAATGCTTGACATTGAACTGCCTGACATGCAGGTGGAGATCACAACTGACAAGCACCAAACACAGATTGGTAATCGTATCATATCATTACATGGTATTGACGGTTCGTGCAGCAACCAAGTGTACTTCGGTGCGATTGATTTCTTCTGTACTAATGGATGTATTCGTGGAGAGTATGACAAAATCCGTAAGAAGAACACTGCGAACTTCTCTATGGAGAGTTTCATCTACGAACTGGCTCGTGCTCGTACTGACTTCTACACTGAGGCAGGTAAGATGCAAGTGTGGGCGCAGACATCCACAAAGTATGTGGACATTCGTTCTCTGTTGGAAGAAATGATTTCATCTGAACGTAAGGCAGAGAAAATGTACATGCTGTACCTACAAGAGGCTGCGACACGTGGTCACAATAAGTGGGCATTGTACTCTGCGTTCACAAACTATGCATCGTATGCTGATGAACGTAACGGGTTCAACCTACGTAACACAGGCAATGACACACAGGCCATTAGCATGTGGTCACGTGAGCAAGAGGTATCCAAGTGGGTATCTGATGATCGGTTCATTACATTGGAGGCCGCATAACACATGAGAACCTTACCACGATATGTACAACAGCGAGTGTCACCTTCGGGTGACATATCGTATCGTTTCAATCCACCACAAACACTGGTGAATGAGGGAGTAGTAGAACGTGAAGAACTAGGTGACGATCCGAAAGTTGCAAGACAGATTGCACGTGAGTACAACAGAGACATTGACGCATACCGTGAAGAACAATCTAAAGTTGTGAAGCTGAATCCAAGCAGCAAGGTCACAGACCTTATCAACTTTTATTATTTATCTAATGATTTCAAGATGTTGCGTGACTCTACCAAGGTAGATTACAGATACTTCTTGACCATTATGCACCAGACAATTGGGTGTCGTAAGTACAGAGAGGTTACACCTAAAGTTGCAAAGCAAGCATATGAGAAATGGGTTGAACGTGGGATCAGCTTTGCTAATCATGCGGCAACGTGTGCGAGTAGAGTGTACAACTACGCCATACAAATGGAAC